GCCCCTAATTACAATCACTATGGAGACATACAAGATCAATATTTTTAGAGACAGGATCAACCAGTGTCGAAGTGCTGAAGAAGCCAAAGACATTGTTGCTGATCTTCTTATGGCTAGACATGACTATTTTGGTAGAGAGGTATGTTATTACCTGGATATCGAGTTCCGGCAGGACGTTCCAGCTTATGACATACTTCTTGAATTTCTGCCAGCCGGCACTGCTTTTAACATCCGCAATTGTACGCCAGACAATTTTATCATTCATAATGGCAAACTTTATGTCATTGATTACAAGGTATCAACTGATCATGCATATGGCCAAAAAACTTATGAAAAATACACCCAAATCTTTGGAGACGCATTGTCAGAATTGCCGTTTGATTTTGAGGTTGTGATCATCCGTGCTGACCCTTTGCGAGATACTATTCATGTCAATTCAAATCAATTCTTGGAAATATTTGGGCCGCTCAACATAAACCTTGATTTTACTTGGTTCTTCAACTTACGATCCCTAATATATGAAAAATATAAGGATGATGACAGATTCCTTGAAATTGTGAATCAAGGTGAATTCACAATGACTGGACCCTGGATCGATGAGGATACCCCGGAGCTTTATTCGCACCCTGTCTTTTTAGAGTTCTATGATTCTTTAGATGAGATGGCAAAGCTGACATTCCATGAATCTATGACATTTGATGCAACTCGCGGTGAAAAGTGGAATCAAAACCTGCAAAAAGTTATAAATAGATATGGCAATGATTATAACGTTTTTGTGAAAGACGCCGCTGCAGGAATCTTTAGATGTGAAGGGAATTATCCTAAACCAAATCATGATGAGATTACAATCGGTTGGAATCAAATGGTTCAGAGAGTGAGTACTGAGCGAAATCTGACTCAGGATGTCAGCAAGCAAAAGCCATCTATCCATTTCATATGGGGCCAACCTGATGAAGCATCAAATGCAACAACACCAAAACTAATCAAAATTGCAAAGGCACTTCAAAATATCTCTGGTGAGTCTACATATATAGGCGCATTCAGAGCACTGGGCATGCTTATGGACTTTTCTGAGAACACAGCCTTATATGAAGCACATACTAGCAAGTTGAAAAGTATGGCAAGACAGACATCAAAGAGAATTGATACTAAACTGGAGCCAATAAAAATAGGCACTGCAACAATTTATTGGGAGCAACAATTTAAATTGGATACTGAAATAATGAATACAAAAGATAAATCACATTTGCTAAAGGACTTCCTTGGTATAGGGGGTCATGTGCAATTCTCAAAAAAGACCATTGACGATTTAGATACTGACAAACCTACTATTTTGGATTTCAACAAAAAGGAAGTCATTGATTTCTGCAAATTCCAGTATGAAAATGTAAAGAAAATATTATCTGAAGATAATAATCTAGAGCGTATAGGGTGTTATTTAGAAGAATATGGTGCAAACATTGCATCATGCTCAAAGGATACATGGAATCAGATAAATCGAATAGGGAAGTCAAATTATTGGGCTTGTATTAAAGATTTTTCAGTCTTGATGAAAAATATGCTAGCAGTCTCTCAATATAATAGGCACAATACTTTTCGCGTAGTGTGTTGTGCGAACAATAATCTGTTTGGGTTTGTGATGCCTTCTTCTGATATCAAAGCAAAACGATCCACACTTGTTTATTTCTTAGCTGTATTGCATTCTACCCCTCAGAATGTGATGCATCATGGTGCATTGCATGCAACATTTAAAACAGGTTCAAAATACCTTAGTATCTCTAAGGGAATACGATTGGATAAAGAAAGATGTCAGCGTATAGTTAGTTCACCAGGACTTTTTATGTTGACTACATTAATGTTTACAGGAGACAATCCAACACTCAATTTGACTGATGTCATGAATTTTACATTCCACACTTCCCTGTCTATAACTAAGGCTATGCTGTCACTTACAGAACCATCAAGGTATATGATAATGAATTCATTAGCCATATCCAGCCATGTTAGAGATTACATAGCAGAAAAATTTGGCCCTTATACAAAGACCAGTTTCTCTGTGGTAATGGCAAACTTGATTAAAAGAGGATGTTATATGGCATATAATCAAAGAGATAAAGTGGACATGAGAAATATCTGCCTAACTGATTATGAAATAACCCAAAAAGGTGTGAGGGATAACAGAGATCTATCATCGATCTGGTTTGAAGGCTATGTATCATTAAAGGAATATATTAACCAGATATATCTGCCGTTTTACTTTAATTCAAAAGGTTTGCATGAAAAGCATCATGTTATGATAGATCTGGCTAAGACAATTTTAGATATAGAAAGGGATCAGAGGTTAAATATCCCAGGAATATGGTCTACAACACCTAGAAAGCAGACTGCAAATTTAAATATAACTATTTATGCAGTTGCAAAAAATCTAATAATGGACACTGCTAGACATAATTATATCAGGTCACGGATAGAAAACACAAACAACTTAAATAGATCGATATGCACTATTTCTACATTCACCAGCTCCAAATCATGTATTAAGGTAGGAGACTTTGAGAAAGAAAAAAGCTCAGCAATAAAAAAGGCTGCAGATTGTATGTCAAAAGAAATAAAGAAGTATACCATTGCAAACCCAGAATTTGTTGATGAAGAATTAATGAATGCAACTATAAGGCATTCACGCTATGAAGACTTAAAAAAAGCAATCCCAAATTATATTGATATTATGTCAACCAAAGTATTTGACTCTCTATACCAGAAAATAACAAGGAAAGAGATAAATGATAAACCCACTGTGTATCACATACTCTCTGCTATGAAGAATCACACAGATTTTAAGTTCACATTCTTTAATAAAGGCCAAAAAACAGCAAAGGATAGGGAAATATTCGTAGGCGAATTTGAGGCAAAAATGTGCTTGTATCTAGTGGAAAGGATATCTAAAGAACGCTGCAAGTTGAACCCAGATGAGATGATCAGCGAACCAGGCGATTCTAAATTGAAAAAATTGGAAGAGCTTGCAGAATCTGAAATACGATTCACAGCAGCAACTATGAAACAAATCAAAGAACGTTACTTAGCAGAAATGGGAGAAGCAAGCCATATGATCACATATAAACCACATTCTGTTAAGATTGAAATCAATGCAGACATGTCAAAATGGAGTGCTCAGGATGTTTTATTCAAATATTTCTGGTTGTTTGCATTGGACCCTGCACTTTATCTGCAAGAAAAAGAAAGGATATTATACTTCCTGTGCAATTATATGCAAAAAAAGCTAGTTTTGCCTGATGAAATGCTCTGTAGTATCCTTGACCAGCGTATTAAACATGAGGATGATATAATATATGAAATGACCAATGGCTTATCACAAAATTGGGTCAATATCAAACGAAACTGGCTGCAAGGGAATCTCAATTATACAAGTAGCTACCTGCATTCATGTTCTATGAATGTTTACAAGGATATTCTAAAGAGGGCAGCCACTTTACTAGAAGGAGAGGTCTTAGTCAATTCTATGGTCCATTCTGATGACAATCATACTTCAATAGTGATGATCCAGGACAAATTAGATGATGACATTATTATTGAATTTTCTGCAAAGCTCTTTGAAAAAATATGCCTAACTTTCGGAAACCAGGCAAATATGAAGAAGACATACATAACAAATTTCATAAAAGAATTTGTTTCACTCTTCAATATTTACGGCGAGCCATTTTCTGTTTATGGTCGCTTTATTTTGACATCTGTTGGCGATTGTGCTTTTCTTGGACCATATGAAGATGTTGCCAGCAGGTTATCTGCAACACAGACAGCAATCAAACATGGAGCACCGCCATCGCTTGCATGGACTGCCATTGCATTAACTCAATGGATAACACATAGTACATATAACATGCTCCCAGGCCAAATCAATGATCCTACTTCAGTTTTACCTAGTCATGATAGGTTTGAGCTGCCTATAGAATTATGTGGCTTGATAAATTCAGAATTGCCCACTATAGCTATAGCAGGTTTGGAAGCAGATAATCTAAGTTATTTAGTTAGGTTATCGAAAAGAATGTCTCCTATACATCTTTGCCGTGAACCAATCCAGCATCAATATGAGAATATACATACATGGGATATTAGCAGGCTGACGCAATGTGATATATTCAGACTTAAGCTTTTAAGATACATGACATTAGACTCAACCATGTCATCTGATGACGGGATGGGCGAAACTAGCGAGATGAGATCTAGGTCTCTTTTAACACCAAGGAAATTCACTACTGCTAGCTCATTGTCTAGATTGCATTCATATGCTGATTACCAGAAAACAATACAAGATCAACAGAAAGTTGAAGAATTATTTGAATATTTTATAGCCAATCCTCAACTATTGGTCACAAAAGGTGAGACTTGTGAAGAGTTTTGTATGTCTGTATTGTTCAGGTACAACAGTCGCAAGTTCAAAGAATCATTGTCTATTCAGAATCCAGCTCAGCTCTTCATAGAGCAAGTGTTGTTTGCAAATAAACCTATGATAGACTATACAAGCATTCATGATAGGTTATTTGGTATACAAGATGACCCAAATATAAATGATACTACATGTATTATTGGCAAGAAGACTTTTGTTGAAACATATCAGCAAATAAAAGCTGATGTAGAAAAGTTTACACTTGATGTAGAAGACATAAAAACAATTTACAGCTTCTGTATAATGAATGACCCTATATTGGTTGCTTGTGCAAACAACTTGTTAATTTCAATACAGGGTGTAGAGATGCAGCGATTGGGTATGACATGCTGTTATATGCCAGAGATTAAAAGTCTTAAAGTAATTTATCATAGTCCTGCTCTTGTACTGCGTGCTTATGTAACAGATAACTATGAGCAAAAAGGGATGGAGCCAGATGAAATGCGCAGAGACATATATCATTTAGAAGAATTTATAGAAAAGACTAAATTAAGGGCAAATATGCAAGGGAGAATTGCAAACAATGAGGTTAAATTAATGAAGCGAGATTTGAAATTTGAAGTGCAGGAACTAACTAAATTCTATCAGATCTGTTATGAATATGTGAAATCGACAGAACACAAAATTAAAATATTTATTCTTCCAAAAAAAGCTTACACTCCCATTGATTTCTGCTCATTGGTGACAGGCAATCTAATATCAGACAATAAATGGATGGTTGTTCATTATTTAAAACAAATAACTGTCCCAGCAAAGAAAGCACAAATAGCCACATCTATAGATCTGGAGATACAAATAGCCTATGAATGTTTCAGGTTAATTACACACTTTGCTGATATGTTTCTGAATGATGATTCTAAAAAGGCTTATATTAATGCGATCATTAGCACATACACATACAAGGACGTTCAAGTATCCAATCTCTACAAGAAAATCAAAAGTTCAAGGTTACGCTCAAAAATCATACCATTATTATATCACTTGGGCGACTTGCAACAAGTGGATGTTGACAGATTTGATGCAGAAAAAGCAGAAGAGCAGATCACGTGGAATAACTGGCAAACATCACGAGAATTTACTACTGGCCCGATTGATCTATCAATCAAAGGTTATGGACGGTCAATAAGGATCATAGGTGAAGACAACAAGCTTACAGCTGCAGAAATGCAGTTGTCAAGAGTGAGGAGTGACATTGTATCAAGGCATGGACAAGCCTTGTTGAACAAACCCCACGGGCTGAAATTAGAGAAAATGGAACCAGTGACTGATCTAAACCCAAAATTATGGTATATTGCATACCAATTACGCGAGAAAAAGCGGTATCACTATGGGGTCTTTAGTACATCTTACATAGAAGAGCACAACTCAAGGATAGAGGCGTCTCGGATACGTAAGACCAATAAATGGATACCAGTTTGCCCTATTGCTATATCAAAGCAATCGTCTGATGGGAAGCCTAATCTTGCGAAGATCCCTATGTTGAATATTGGGGAGATAAAATTTACAAAATTGCAGATTGCAGTAGATGACCATGCAATGATTAGGAAGGCCCCATTCAGTAAGATGGTTTTCTTTGATGGCCCACCTATACAAAGTGGTGGCATTGATATTGGAAAGCTTATGAAGAATCAAAATATTCTCAATCTAAGATTAGATAATATACAGAGTATAACGTTGTTAGACTTGTGCCGTATATTTTCATGTCGAGGATCTAAAGTGGATCAAGATGCATTTGAATTTTTATCTGATGAACCTTTAGACGAAGATGTTATTGATGAATTAGACAGCTCACCTGCATTAGTAGTATCTTACACAAAGAAATCAACCAAGTCCAATAGTTTTAAAAATGTTATAGTTAGAGCATTGATAAGAGAATGCGATATATTTGAAGATATAATGGATATAACAGACGATGGATTTACATCTGATAGTAATCTAGAAGTACTAGAAAACTTAACATGGATTTTGAATATGCTGGCAACAAATCAATGGTCTACAGAATTATTAGCATGTATACACATGTGCTTATATCGTAATGAGATGGACCATATCTATCATAATTTTCAAGTTCCAGAAATATTTGTGGACAATCCAATTTCATTAAATGTAAAATGGGATGAAGTAGTCATGTTTTTAAATGTACTGCGAGACAGGGATTATAAAATTGAACCATGGGTATCTATACTAGATCATTCCTTAACTAAGGCTATAGAATATGCTTACAAGAAGATGGATGAGGAGAGGAAGCAAAAATCAACAGGCATTAATAAATTCTTAAAGGGTAAAAAGATGGGTGGCAGATCAAAATTTGATTTCCAATAGCTTGACTCTAAATATTGCATAATCTTTGCCCCAAATCTGTATTATATAAATAATTTTAAAGTAGTTTCATGTAATTAGG